TCCTGACATCGTGGCATCGTAGAGTAATCTACCATCTTTCCACCTAAGAACGTTCCTCATTATTGACTTTTTCGTTACAGGGTCTACCGCTTCAAGCCCCTTAGGTCCAGAGTTTACTTCAATACTGCCACCTAAAACACCTAATGCGGTGTCATCCAAAAGTTGGCTTTGGGTGGCTTCAAAAGTTTCACCCCCAAAAACACGAGCTTTGAACAAAACTTCATTACTAGAACCTCCTGCCATCAGAGCATCATGTACAAATCTGGCTCTTCTGGATTGGGGAGTTTCCGTAATCATAGATAGAATGTTATAAGCTTTCCCTTTTAAGTGTCCTTCTGCATTCCCTTTTAAAGGATTCTTTTTGTGTTCTTCCAACTCATCAATAAGCCCCTGCACATGTTCTAATTGGTCTGCTGGGCAGGAGTTTTTCAAAATATTAAGTTCTCCTACTAAGCCATCCATGTGGTTTGTGCGTTGGAGATATTCATCTGCGGACTCCTCCGCAGGATTATGATTTAATGTGTTAAAAGAATCGTCTAATCTTTGATGTAATTCCCTCTGACGCTTTCTTTCTTTTTTTACATCACCTATCTGGCTTTCTGGCACGCCTTTCTCACGAAGTACATTCACATGGATATTCCAGAGTTCGTTAGCCTCTGGGGTAAACGCGGAGCCTACATTTAGCATGCCAAGCTGAAGGGTGGAATTTTCTAGGTCTTTCTCAGCCCCATAAAATTTATCGCTTACACCTACAACCCCAGTATCTAATATTTGCTGTAACCTTCTAGGAGAGGCTGTTGAACCCATACTGAAAGTGAAGTCTACAGCTTGTTGTCCTGTTCCGAAGGATATCCCGTAGTCGGCGGTGGTTCTCTCAGCTGAAACGGTAGGGTACCACATGTCTCCCGCCTTTTTAATCCCTTGGTATGCTGCCAGATTCTTACCTTTATAAGCCACAACATGTCCTGCATACCCATTACCTGCTTGTAGTTTCTCAAACTCTTTTGTTTTTACCTCGTCAAGGATTAGTTGCGCGACAAATGCTCGAGCAACATCTTTAATGTTAGAGCCATCCCTTTCCAAACCAATAGCATTGAGGAAATCGTCCGTCTCCGCCACCTCCTCATCTGCCAGAATATCTAAAGGGTTGTTATCTCCGAACGCAACATTACACATACCTTGGAACCCTGCGAATTCTTTTTCTACTCGGGATAAAACTCCACCTATAATAGGAGCTAGTTTTGCGCGGACAATTGAATCTTCAGGGTTATCCTTTAAATGCTGCATTACACTGGCGACCATTGGGATATGCTCGTTAACATAACTTCTAGCTGTTGTAAATCCTTTACTTACTGCGCCGGCGGCGGCAGAACTTTTAAATGCGGTCTTAGGGTTATTTGCGTCACCTCCACATCGAGGAATATCTTTAGCTTTATCTAAAAGTGAGAAGATTGGGTTTTCTCCTCCTCCAAGGGAAGTTGGAAGCTCTCGTTGAGCGATTTTTACACCTCCATACCTTGATTCTGCAGAGTTTCCTCTTAACTTGGCGGCTTCATCCTCGACTTGCGCATCAACGCCAGATTTTACTAAAGGGAAGTTTGATTGAGACGCAGAGCCATACATTAAAGTTTTTTGTTTTTCTCGGTAAAAGAAGCGGTCGAATAACTTATCTTCCTTGCTTCCAGGAGCTACATTGATACAATCGTCGCCAGAATCCACATGGTCGTTTAACGTGTCTAACAAATCTGAGAAGTCGTCTGCTATCTCCACCAGCGCTTCGTCACTAAAGTCCAAATTACTTCCCATATTAAACCTTTTAGCAATCTTCCCGAAGGTTGACTGGGCGTCCTTTCCATCCAAACTCTTTTGAAGCCTTTCCAAGGCTACATCCATCTTCCCTGGGTCACTCTCGACTCCTAGTTTTTCAGCTAAGTTGTTGGCTTTCTCGGAAAGACCTATAACCATCCCATCTGTTGCCGGAAGTACAGGTTCTAGAGGTGGAGTGTTTTCATCACCTCCTGCGTTTTTATCAGTAGGTTCGTCTCCTTTATTAAGCCATTGAACAAAAGCCTGTATTTCAGATGCAGGGATGGTACCTCCTCCCTCGATTCCTAGGTCCCCATTGTCATGTAGAAAGGGCGCGCCTTTAGGTGTGGGGGTACCTTCTATTTTAAGCTGTGCGCCTGGAATAAGGGACGCAAGATTAGCTCTATCTCCAGTTTTCAGCCAACCCACAGAATCTTTAAAGAGTTTTTTTTGTTGAGGTGTAAACTGTTCCTGCTCAATAAGAAGAGCTTCACTAAAAGAGTATTCCCTTTTGCGAAGTTTTTTGTAAGAGTTTAGTAATCCGTCTAAGATAGGCATAGCGTTTAAAGTAAATAGGGGGGTCTCATCTCGGAGACCCCCCTATTATAAACTGAAATTATAAGTTTTTTATAATTTTAAGCATCATTGTATTGAACAGCGAAGTCGTATCTTATCTCTACTTCAATGGTGTGAAACTCATTAGTAGAGTAGTTGAACTCAGCAAGCTTCCAAGCTTTAGGGTATGCACCATAAAGGTGAATATGCTTAACAGGGAACATTTCCGAATCAAGTTGGTAGATTTTAATATGGTTTTTAAATCCTGTTCCTCCTTGTGCGAATTGAGGTGTAAAGGAACCTGTGATTGGGTCATAAGTATTTGACATCCAATCAAACAATTTCGAAGCGACACTACCTTTTACAAGGTTATCAAAAGTAATCGTAACTGATTCAGGGGTTACCTTACCTGGGTAGAAGAATTTATCATTTACTCTATCAACTACAATGTCCTCAGAAGTAAAACCTATCTGGGATATTTGTTTAGCTGCTAGTGTTAAAATTTCGTCATCACCTTGCCCGGTGGGCAGGACGATTTCGACTTCCCATTGATATGCTCTGTACGATTCTAGACCGTGAGATAGCATAGGGGTGCCATTAGTTTTTAAGTCTCGTTGTGTGTTTGTTGCGTAGTAGCCGTGTGACATTTAATTATTTCCTATATTAGATTGCGCCAAGGTCTGCTGATTGGTTTGTAAGGTTAACTTCAAAGATGAGTGTTTCTGCGGTTTTGGTTGGTCTGATAAGGACGCGGCACCACATTTCATTTCTTTCAACTCTTATAGGCGTGTTAGTTGTTTCATCACATAATACGCGGAATTCAGTAATTCCTCGTCGTCTGCGAATATCATCAATCGCTGGGTTTAAAACATTTAAAATTTTACCCCATGTGAGTGGGTCGTTAGGTTCGAACATAAAAGTTCTTGTACTTGCAAGAATTAACTTGCGAATTACAATCATCATTCTGCGAACATTAACCCTGTCAAGAGCGCTAGGTGTTCTTTGCGTAGTCTTCTGACCCCAAATTACAATGCCGTCCTGAGCGAACTTCGCTATAGGGTTTATACCGTTTCCTGGCTGATACAGAGCGTCTCTGTCACCTTGGTTTAGGTTAACCTCTACATCGAAAGGTCGAGTTAGTTTTCCTCTTGTAAGACCTGCAGGTGCGAACCAAGGGTCTGCTTGGGCATCAGTATGACACATCGTTGCAATAGCGAATACCGCAGGGTCTATCCAAGTGTCTACTCTTGAGTGCACATCAAAGGATTTTACCCAAGGCCAGTAAATCGCTGCGTAAGAGGAGTTTATAGCTGCGGTGCGACCCACGCCAACACCATTATGCCAGTTGATAGCTTCTTGCGCAGTTGACATTCCATATGAAGGAGATAAAACAGCTAAGAAGTTTTGAGTACTTTCAGCTAGAGAAATCAACTCATTCTGTGTAGACTCGTCGTCAATCGCTGGCACACAGGCCATTGAAATATCGACGGAGTCTACGTTGAGAGCGTGCATTCCGTCCTTTCCTGCAGCTGTGCCTATGATGGCTGCTCGTTCATCGGCTCCATAGGCTCCAGCGTTGTCGCCCGGGTCACCATTTTTGCCACCAAGAGTCGAATATGTGCCATCTACAAGCTTTATAAATCTAGGTGTAGCAGTGGTGTGCTGGACGCCCACGTAGTTTGTGACAGTTGGTACTGCGGTGCATTTGTTGTGCCATTTATCTCCTAGAACCCACGTTTCTCCAGCAGCGTTAGTAATGTTTCTGAATTGAGCCTTTATAAACTCAGACGATTTTTCGTTATCAGAGTTTTTAAGAACTTCTTCTGGAGATAGACTAGTTCCTGATGCCATTTCCATAGAAAAGCTCTCCTCCAACGCTCCTGCGTCATAAACTTTAAGGTCAAACCTAGCGCCTGCTTTGGAATCTACAACAACTTGAAGACCTTTTGTAGTAGTCCCTTCCACATTGGTAATATTAGAATAGTTATATCCTTCGCCTTCGTATAAAGATTCAACAAAATAAGTACCTCCGGCGAAAGTATTTAAAAACGTGCCGCCACTGCCGCACGCGACGCTCGAGACGGCCGGTGCGCCGAAGTCGCCACTTGACACCTCTACTTCTCTAAAGCGGTTCGCCATGCCAGATACAGTGATTGTGGCGGCTCTGCCAGCCTCCGTACCTACAAACCAACCACTCTTATGGGTTGCGTCAGTATCATCCAAAACGAAAGTGTAAGGGAAATCAAGGCTTGTAGCTTTAGAAACTGCCTCTACAATCGTTTTAGCATTAGGAACTGTGAGCGATGAAGCTCCTACGGATAAAGTATGCTTAACAGCCCCTAAAGGGTTGTTAGCTACACCATCGCTACCTACGGTCGAAACGAAAATAGAGGAAGCGTTTGTACCTGTATATGCGCTCACATACACAGCAGGGCATACGCCTATGGGTACACCGGCGGATGCTTCAAGACCTGCCGAGGTTACCGCTCTAACATAGTAAAGACTGTTAGTTCTTGTAAGGATTTCTAAAGCACCTAGAACGCCTTGTCCTCCTGTAGTATCATCAGGATTTCCAAATGTTCTGAGTAACTGGGCTGCACTTGTAATAAGTGTTGCCTTGTTTTTAGGCCCTCTGGCTGCAAAGCCTACAACTCCAGCTATTGAGGAGTTTATTGAGGGTGGGTATTCGGAGAAATCTTTCTCGATTACATAATTTCCAGGACTGTTGTAAGTTGCCATTATTTTATTTTAAAGTGATGATAGGGATATCATTTTACGTTTTGCTAAAGTGTTAACTGGGGCTGTTAAATACTCTTTAGGGACTGTAGTTACTTGACGAGGAGCTAACCATTGGTGGATATGTTCTACACCATCAAAAAGAACTATCCCTAGTCCTTGGCTGCTAATATTTTTTATAGTTATCACGTTTGAATCCTCTAAGTTATTTATGCATGTGTAACTTAAAATGTACGGAAATATTTAAAACTCTTAAATTTAAGGTTTATATAAATTGATTCCCTAAAAAGCCTTCTACATCACGTAGTATTTTGGCGGAGCATGTTAGGTGGAATACCCCATAAGCTTCGAAACTGTCCTCCTGAACCTCATAAATCTCATAGTACGTGTTCTGGAATTTAGGTTTTATAACATCTCCTGGAATTGCCTGTCTACCTAAAGCCAGTTCTACGTTGGTTTTATTGAAGGTAAAGATTTGGTCGTTTGTTAATTCGATTCCAAACTCTGCTAAGTTCTCTTCTATAGGCCTCGGGTCATAATGCCCGAATACATGTTGTGGTTTATAGTACATAACCTTTCCTCTGTGTTCATCGTACAAATCATCAAAGTTGGTATCTGATGAATACTTAAAGATTAACATTTCAGAGCCTGCTAAAGCGATTAACTCACCGTCAATAATATCGAAAAGACCTATGTCTGGGTTTGAAGGGTCAAACATGTTAAGCTCTGAAGCACCTTCTCTTGCTATTGCCGCGTCAGCGAAAACTACAGTTTTAGGTTTAGAAGGGTTGTAGTGAAACTTATTCATTAGAATGTCGTGAATACAGGAGGGTCTTCAATTTCGTTCAAGAGTTCTTCGATTAGAGCCTCTTTCTCTTTATTACCTTCGTCTATTAGAGACGAGCCATTTAATCTTGCACCTCCTCCAGGAGAAGGTAAAGTGTCAAACTTCCCTCTAACCCCTCCAAGGATAATCTTACTTACAGCAGTGGCGAATCTTTGTATCCACCCAACGAAGAAGGGGTGTAGTGAATCAGAATTCAAACTTCTAAACTGTACAATAACCTCCTCTGCCTGGGTAGGAGTGGGATGAAGCATTAAAAATTTATTATCAACAACATCAAACGTTCCATCTCGAGAGAGAATCTTCCTAATCTGTTCCAAGTGCATCGTCATTAAAAGAAAATCAGAAATTGAGAAATCCCTCATTAGAAAGTTATCTTGGAAATATTTAATGAAGAAATCAAATTCTAGAGAACCTTGCGCGGCAGCTACAGCCAAAAGAGATTTCTTGTAAACTACGTACTGCATATTATTCATTACGAAGCGTGGAAGCTCATAAATGTTATAAGAAGGTACGGTTGTAAACGTCATATAATTCGTACACCAAGAGGGGGCATGGTAGTCTAATTTTGAGATAGCTTCATCAATTGTGGTTAATATCTGAAAATCCGTCAACTCCACCCTTATGACAGGAGCTCCTAAGCGTGCTAGTACAAAGTCTTTAAGGCTTTCGTAAAAAGCTCCCATTTCAACAGGGTCAGAGAAACGTCTACGGTTTAAGGTGTCGTAGTCAATTTCACCTAACGAGTTCATAGAGCTGACGGACCTTGAGTCTCCTACAGCCGTTGCGAACGTGTTTCCGAAATTAGTCTTTGGTATTATTGATGGCATTAGTATTCACCTCTTGAGGTTTTGTCTTAGGCTTCTCTACGACAATTTTCTCCACTTTAACCTTTTTAGGAGTTGCAGGGATTTGTACAGTAAGTCCTTTTACAGCTCTGCTTGTAGGTATATCCACTTCTTCGCCGGGCTTCAAAGCGATGGTTGGGTTATTTCCATCTCGTGGAATGTATACCATCCCTTGTGTGTTGTTTATGTATTTCATAATTGTTCTCTCCTTATATACAAAAGAAGGGGGCTAAAAAGCCCCCTTCTTATTATAATTATTACTTAATTAATTAAGCACCTAATCTAGTATTGTAAGAATTTTCAATACGTTGGAATGGTTGTGTTAAGAATCTTGAATCAGCGCCTACTAGACGAATGACTCGGTACCAGCGAGATGCAGGAGTAACAGCAGTTTTGCCATAACGAGTAATCAAGCCTTTACGTGGCTGGAAATCATCAGGGTTAACTACTGTTGGTAGCATCTGTAGCGGGATGTAAGGAGCATAAACATAGCCGCCTTCCATTGGATTAGAACCTTTGTAGCCTACGAGGATTTCGTCCTCAGGCCACAGCGGGTCGACGTAAACATCGTACTGACCAGCCCATTTGCCTTTGTATTGAATACTAGCGCCTAGCTGTCCAGCCTCTTCAGGAGCAACACCACCTTCAAGCTTCGCAGCAGAGTGGAGCATCGCAGCAACCAAAGGTGAAGTGATGATAAAGTTACCAGCACCACGATAGGTTGTCTTGTAGATGTCCTGCGCAGCAAAGTTTACAGCAGCAAGCAAGTTAGAGTACACCTCACCTGCATGGCGTGGAGTTAGATTAAGAGCAGTAGTTGCAAAGTCTACAAAGTAAACGTTACGATTTGTACCTGCTTCACCTGTAGCTAAACCAGCTTCCTGGTCAAACGTGAATGAACCTGGAGTCCAATCGTGGTCAATAGGCATGCTATTAGGGTTACCTAAATCAAGGCCTCCTCTGTTAAACGCCTTGTTTACACCTGCTGCGTTGTTACCAGTAACATCATAAGCAATCATGCGCAAATCTTCAAGGATTTCACGGTCAATCTCAAGAGCTACTTCCTTACCTAGAAGGTCAGTTAGTTCACGCTCAAGGTCAAGGTTATGATACGCCTTCAAGTCTTGTGCAGCTTCAATCGTCCAGAGAGCACGGAACTTTCTAGTACGAGCGATAACAGCTTGTTGTTCGATATGGAAGTTAATCTCAGGAATTCCAGTACCTGTTGCAGCTTCACCAGCAGAAGTATTCAACTGTGTGAGAGTATCTGCGTTAGGATATGCTGCGATATCTTTACCTACTGTACCACTAAGAGTACTTGAGAAATCGCCTGAGCTCCAGCTTAGACCTCTACCTGCAGCAAGACCGTCCATGCCAGCTACTCCAGTTTCAGAGTTAGGACCAGCGTTTTGACCTTTGTAAGTTAGTAAGTGCTTACCATATACAGACTGTGCAGTTCCTCCTACGGAGCGGTCGAAGCCCAAGTAGAATATTTGGGATACAGGACCTTGCATTGGCTGTACGCCAACAACCTTGTTAGCGATAAGTTCGGGGAAGACGCGTCGGACCAACGGGAAAGCAAATTTTTGGAAAGTACCTAGTTGGCCTACAGTTGTACTTTCGTCTAGAAGACCTGACTTGCCTTGTTCTGCGAGAACGTGGCGCGCTTGGTTTTCCAAAAGAACCGCTGTGGTTTCTCTAGTGTAGCTATCCTCAATACCTTCCAGAATCGGGGCCCACTTGTCACATAAAATGTTTGAAGTATTTTTTTCTAGCATAGTTTTAATTCTGTTGTGATAGACGTAATACGTCTTCAGTGAGGAACATGTTAGATGCGGATGTTTCCGTCATCTTAGACTCATTACCTTCATTGGTAATTACGAGTGCCTTTTCAGATGATTTGAAAGGCTCTTTTTTGATTTCGTGAAGGTCTGTCATATCTTCGCGAAGAGAATCTACAGCCGTTTCCAACGTGTTATTCTCGTTCATCATTTGAGCTATAGACTTGTTAAGGGAATCTACTGATTCTTGAAGCTTTTCGTTCTCGTCTCTAAGGAAAGAAACGGCAGACTCGGAATCCTTAGATTCAACATCTTCTGCTACGATTGCTTTCAAAGACTCATATACTTGCACAGCACGGTAAGTCTCATCAGTATTTTTTAGCTCTTCTAGAGCAGTAGCTTTTACTTCCTCAATCTTCATACGAAGGTAACCACTTACTTTAGCAGTTAATTGAGAAACCTCAGCTTCCACTTTTTCAGTAACTACACCCTCAATGAGAGTGCCAATTTCTTCAATGCCCGTGTTGGAAATTCCTTCCGGGAGAAGTTTTGCAATGTCGTCAAGTAATTTTTTCATAATATTGTTCTATCTTTAGTATCTATAAATCTTTAAAGGAAAATGTAAGAATTTTTTAATTTTTGTTTAAATGTTTCTTCAAAGCTTGGATAAAGACTTTCTCAGCTTTAAGGTGCGTCACTTCTTGTGACGCTTTTTCGGTTGTTTCAGAAATCATTTTAGATTCTAGTAGCCCAGGGAATGCCCCTTGACAAGATGGGTCAGATACCATGTCCCATGTAATAAGACGTAAATTCTCATTTACGTTATAAGCGTCAGAGTCTGAATCATAGGATAGTCCTCCTACGGCTCTTGACGAAATTCCAATCTTTACACCCGCCTTTAAAAGCTCTTGAAGAACTCTACCTGCTGGAGTGTTAAGGATTTCTGCTTCACCTATAACTTTGTTACCTTCCATGTGAAGTCCTGTTATAAGGTGTGATGCATTAGTAAGGTGTACTACCTCATCTTGAGGGTGGTCTAATTCTCCCACCAAACGACGTTCGGATAGAATAGGTTGTAAGTTTTTAACTTCTCTTTCTAGCAAGGTCTTCGAGTATACCCTCTTGTTACCATTCTTTTTGTGAGCTTCTTGGAACAAACCACGAACTTTCATGTTTCCTTTTCCTTTACCTTCAGATAGAATCTGTAATTCTCCAAAGGAATATACGTCTCGTAATAAACTCATTATTTTACTTTCCCCATCTCAAAAGAGATAAATTTGTTAGTAAGTTCTTTTTTCTTACCTTTCTTCTTGCCTTTCTTTTCACTTTTAGGTTCTTCGGGGTCTTCAGGGGGTTTGCCTCCCAAAGCTCCTACGCCAACCATACCTACACTTGTCATTTCAACTTGAAAACCTTTTTTGCCTTTGCTTTTTAATTTCTTCTTAGAAAGTTTTCTAGTGGTATTTTCTTCAGCTTCTTCATGAGCGACAGCATCAGCTATGTCAGGGTCTCCCTTCTCACCTTCAGGGTCTGCCCCCAAAGGCTTGCCTTTTTTGTCTTTCTTCTTAAGCTTTTTGGATTTCTTTTTAGGCATCTCATCTTTAGGCTCTTCAGCTACGTCCTTTTCGATAACAGGGGCTTTTTTAGACCCTTCAATCATTAAAGTACGCTGTTCATCTGTGAGTTCCGGAAGTTCTTCCTGAGGATTGAGACCTACAGCATGCACAGGTGTGTTGGAACTTCCTATACCCATCTGGGCTAGGATGTCATCCGCTTTCTGCATTACTGTTTTTGCCATACTAAGCTTCCTCGTCTAACTGTACGAAAAACTCACCTGATTCTTGGTCTTCGAAAAGCTCTCCAAGGGTAAAGGTTTTGTTTTCCAGCTCAACGCTTTCTAAGAGAGTAGTCGTAGCTTCATCAAGTGAGATACCTGAATCAGGTGTCACTTCGAAAACTTCGATAAACTTAGCATCGTTAATAACTTCAACAGATTCAGATAGGATATACGTAGAATCACCACGTACAATAGTACATGCGTTCTCAGTAATAACCGCTTCTTCTTTGGCGCTCTCTTCGACTACAGCGTCTTTTACCTCGTAGCCGTAAGCTTCGAGAATGTTTTTAGCTTCCTCATTGGAAACAAAGTTGTGTTCTACAAAATTCATAATTTTTAAAGGGTGAGAGGGTGCTCTCTTAGTTATTTAGGGACGTTGTTGTTTTTGTGTGTACTTATTTATCTACCTTTCATTTTTCCTAGAGCATACACTATAGCATACGCGGAGCCGGATGAGTTCGTCCAATTGACAACTTCAGATTGGTAGTACTTACAGTAGTCTTTAGTCCAACTATGTATAAGTACGTGCTGGTCACACTCAGAACCACTATAATGCACTAAGCTTCCAATACACATATAAACCTCATCAAACTCAGTACCTTTCCAGTACATAGTAGCGGTGTTGGTGTTATTCGGCGAATAGCCGGCGCCAGATTGCCATTTAATCATGAATCCATCTGAAAAAATATACTCTCCATATTTATTAGTGCCTGTTAACACCTCTGAGGTTGCGGTAGCTTTTGGTTGCCATTCCAGCAGAGCTACCCAATCGTCATAGGTGATTGCGCCTGCGCCGACGCCTGGCATGATTGATAAGGCTTCACTTTCGGTTACCAACATGTCGTATTGTGAGTTGGGGACGTCTACCATGTATGCCCAAGCATTAAGTA